GCACTCGATAGGTGGAGAAGAACTCGTACTTGTCATTTACCATCCCGTTTACCACCCGTTGAGCTGCCTTTTCTGGCGCCATGCCCTGGCGGACATATGAAAGCGCTGCCTTGTTGGCCGCCTCGTACATGGTGTTGAAGGTATCGATTCCACCGACCTGGCCTTGAAGAGACTGGGCGAATGGATTCATAGCGCTTTGCACTGCGGTCGCTACGTTGGTTGCAACGCCTTTGTCTAAACCCTTCTTGAGATCCGCCTCACTGAGATTGGCCACAGAGGCCATGCGCTCGGCTACATCCTTCGGAAGCCCGGTAGCGATAACCTGAGCCTCTGGCGGCAGCTTCTTGCCGAGTTGTTGGGCAATCAAAGGGAAGTTGCTACCCCATTGCGCCTGCTGTTGCTCAATCAAGGTTGCGGCGTTCTCCCCGCCAGCAACCTGGCTATTAAATCCGGCAGCGATCTGATCCGCAGCGGCATCTGGTAGCAGCTTTGGCGATTGCACGCCAAGCCTGCGCTGCTCAGCTATCGTTGCATCGGCATACGCCTTGTATGCCTCAGGCGTCCCGGCCTGCTGTGCGTTGTTGAAGGCTTGGCGAACGGGTTCGCTGTATCTGGCGGCATATCCGGCTGGGTCTTGCTGCTGCTCCTTAAGAAGTCCAGACCCGACAGTTACGATGTGCCGATAGATCTGGTTGTCTTCCTTGAATCCCTCGCCAGCCACTCCCCCATGAGTTGGCTGAAAGCGGTTGATAATCTCTTGACGCTCTTGAGGGCCGGCCGTGGCGAACTCACGAATTGCTGGAGCTACCTGCTGCACTTTGCTGAATGAGTCATACGCCTCCGCACCTTGCTTGCCCCCATAAGCTGCTTCGAAATCAGCCTTATTTGGCGGGTTTTCAAACTCGAAACCCTGCATGTACGCGGCTTGCGCATCCTGTACGCGAGACTGCAGCTCCACCCGGGCGATCGCTTGAAGTTGACGCGCCTCAATCTGGCGCTGGCGAGCTTCGGCCTGCTGCCGCCGAATACCCTGGTCAATCATGCTACTGACACGAACCTGGGTTTCGGCATTCATCCCATCCTTCGATGCCTCGTAGTACTGCTTGGCGCGCTGCGGATCGCTATCAACCATCTGCGCAATCACGCCAGTTAACAGCCGGCTACTAGCATTGACCTTTTCCAGTTCAGTCTTTTCTGGGGCCCAGCCATTGCGCTGTGCCTGCGACTCGACAACATCCAGAGCTTTCTGCCGATAGAACCCAATCTTATTTGGGTCGCTGAAATTAAGAGCTGCAGAGTCGGCCGATAGCTTGATCGATGCATCATCAACATCATTCATGTACTGCTGATGTTGTCCGTACTCATATCGGTTCAGGTCGTTAGACATAGACTGCCGACGCTGGGAAACGATCTGAGCGTATCGCTTGCGCTGGGAATCAGTCGATAAACTGGTGCTTAGCTCCTGTTGGAATTTGTCAAACTCGCCTAGGGTCTGCCCAGTTACGTCGAGAGCACTCTTGCCCTTTCGTGTGTATACACCGTTCTGCTGGTTATAAAAGGCATTGTTCTGCCACTCAGTCAGCTTGTTGTCGGCGTCAATGATTGCAGTTGTATCGGCTTCTTGCCGTTGACGAGCCGCTATATCTACCGCGATTTCACCAACAGCATTTAGGCCTTGCTGCAGTGCAGAGGTATCAACAAACTGCGGAGTCACACGGACATTCGGCAGCCCTTGGAGTGCAACCCGGCGCTGGTATGTTGGGACAGTGGCCATGCCTTACCCCTTCACCGCGCTATAGGCCCGGGCGCCCTGGGCGCCAGCACTCAGCAATGAACCAAACATTCCTGCCCTGGCTGAGCTCTTCGCATTTTTCGCGGCAAGCAGATTCTGTTCAGCCTGTGTGCGATACCCCCACGCTTCCCGCGCGGCATTGTTCCTGATAGTAAGCGCATCAAGCTCACCGAGAGCAGCCGTATCGTCCTGAATATTGGCCGCGCTACCGCTGTTCACGTCTACGCCATTGGCAGCAAAGCCGGCGCGTTGCGAGCCGATTGCAGCACGGGTCTGGAGGCGCTGCTGATCAGACTCAAAAGAACCGCGGGCAATAGCATCATCAGCGGCCTTATTCGCATATGCCGCATTCTGCTCAGAGGCAGCTGCGGTTGCTGACCCCTGGGCTTGGCTTTGCTGTGCGCTCAATAGAGCAGAGGCGCCCATGGCAATAAATGGGATTGCAGCTACTGCGCACATTTGGCGCCCTCCATGTGGAAAGGATGGAATAGTTCGCCGTTAATGCCATATGGCACAGCCGGCTGAAATTTGAACCCGAGCCAAGTTAGCCAGCGAATAGCGAGAGTGTTACGAGCATCAGCCATATTGATCAGCCAGAGATGGCGATGACGCATTGCCTCTACAACAGGCCGGCAATGGGCTAGGAATTGGCGGCGATAACGAATAATGGCGTTTGTGCTGGCCATCCAGGGAAGGCCATAGACTTCGTCATGCGCAGAGTCACCAAAGATTGCAAGAACCATGTCTCCAACAACGCACGCCTGGCAATTTGCGGAGAATTTGATGGCATTGCGGACCTCATCTTCAGCAGTCCATCCACGAATTGCCTCAAGTTCCAACTTGTCAGCTTCACGCAAATCCTCAAGTAATCCTTGAATCATGCGCTCGGTGACAGGCACCAGATCAGCCGCCAGATTTGACATTGATCATCACCCCCAAGATTGAAAGTGGAAGTGGATCCGCTTGCCTGATAAAGATCCGGCCGTCTGTATTCCAATTGGCACTGATCGGGATTTCCGCCCTACCAGTTAGAAGTTCGATCGGCTGCCCGTAATTCTCCGTGGATCTTTGTTTGTACTCGTACAGGTTCGACGAATCCACCCCAGCAAAGATCCCTCGACTCTCTTCGGTAATGACCACGATTTCATTAATGCTCTTTCGGGCACCAAGAAACGCGGGGGTGCTGCCTATCGTGATATCAAGAGTTTCAAAGTCTGCTGTGATGGGGAGGCCGGCATGCGCAACAAGAACTGGGCCGTCAATACTGATTGATCCACCGTTAACTACCACCTGCGGTAGAACGTTTCCGTCAGCAAGAACACTCAGTGTCTTCCCTTCTAAGTGACTCAATCCGCTTATCGTGTTTGCACCAAGCCCCCAACGCGTGGCAGATACTTCGCGTAAGGTTTCAGGAACAATGGTCTGAGGCTCTACGGTGACTACAGTAGGCGATGTATATCCTGTGATCAGGACAGTCAGGAGATCGCCTATGTTCTGTTCATCGCCACCGCCATACATGATCACGCTACGACCGACCATGCCCGCATCAAATGTTGCAGCGCCGGCCGTGAGCGTCAGTGGGTTCGGATACTTCCAGTCAGTACCGCCAGTAAGCGTTGCAGTTCCTGGGCGTCGGCCATCATATGAGAGCCCGCTGTCCACGAAGAATGCCCGGTCATAGACATAATCGCCTGAGTCGAACTTTCTCAACTGGCGAGACTGTAGGCGCTCCACATAACGCTTGGAGACTCCATTGATATCGCGGCGTACTACTACGTAGATTGCATCCTCATCACCTTCAGGTATCGACACCACCGATTCAAACTCACCATCAGTTTGGTGCCGATGCCAGCTGTACACTTCCTGGGTTGGCAGATAGGTGAACCCCAGCAGCGCGCCGTCGTTTCGTACGCACCATAAGACGCTGTCTGGCGCCTGAGCCAGCGCAATCTCTTTCAGTTCAAACCCGCGTACCAAATGCGATGACAGCACGGTCAAGTCCTGACCCTGAAATCCATCACTGGTGTACGAGTATGAAAGGTCTGCCAGTTTCTGACCGCGGGCCTGAACATAGAGTGCAGTGTTGCCATAGACAGCCGGAGAAATGGTGCTCGACCCAATGTAGCTCTGAAAGATTGCTTGGACGTTGGTTGGCTTGATGCCGGTAGCGTCGCCGGTGATCGTCACCTCGGCACCAGAAGTCAACACCAACAACTCCTTCAACTCCTTCAACGGTACAAGCGCACGGATACGGTTGACCTGGCGAGAAGCAATGGTCAGCGTGATAGCGTCATCGTCCTTAGTCGGGGTGGAAAACCCGAAATTGTGGAACGCACCAACCCGGCTCATCCATACCGTTTGAGGCTTAGACGTGCTTGCCGCGAACACCAAGCGCTGCTGGTAGTAGCTGACCACCCCTGGGTTGTTACCATCCGCAAAAGGGTTGTCGTACGTTGGCGGGGTGTCGTCCTTCTCGGGGTTGATGTTGTTGTCAGTGAACGCAGTACTGTCAGCCTGGCCAATGAATCCGAAAATCCCTGACCCATTGTTCTCCTTATAGACGTTGTAGTGATCAACCCCAGCTACAGCTGTCCAGCTGAGCACGGCACCGGCCTTATTGTCGAAACTCGATACCGTGGCCGCGGTCGATGGCAAAGACTCTTCTGCAGCCTCACCCGCAGCAACGGCTGTTACTTGGTACCTGTATTGGGTTGTGTCACCAGTCCCACCTGGACGCGGCGAAGCAGTAAGCCCTGTTGGCGCAGTGATCGACGGCGTGAAGCTGATAGCAGTTAGCGTCCAGTTTGTCGGCGCAAGGCGTTTCAGCTCCATTGGGGCATAGCTTGGATGTACGATCGTAAGCACGTCAGCAGACTGTGTGAAATTCAACTCAAACAGGTGCTGCTCTTGATACGTAGTTGAGATTTCATAGACAGCCGGGCCGGAAACTAAGGCCCCGCCATTCGTGAAAAACCTGATGTATAGATGCCCAAACTCAATGGCGTAGGTCTGCTCTGTGCTGAACTGAAACGGAATCAGGCGAGACTTTCGAGCGCTGATCTTGGTTTCTGCCAGGAATTTAAATCCAGGCCTGTTGCGCACTCCCCCCTCCGGCATGACCATGAAGTTGCTGCAGGTACGCAGCCCCGTGTAATAGCGGGCCAGATCTACACGACCAAACGTAGACGGGGCCATCTCACCAGCGCTGAATGATGGCTGAATCATCTGAGGCATCAGTTTCTCCCCGTGATGAAGGAAGAATCAGCTTGCGGGCCTGGCGCGCTTTCGTTGAGGTCAGCAGCTATTGCTGATGCGATCTGAGCTTGATATGCGCTCTCACAGGCCTGAGCGACATTTGCATCTCGGGCAATAGCAGGGGCGATATTCGATGCTAGTTTCCACGCCAAGGCAGAAACGAAAATCGGATCAAACATCTCCGGCGATTCGATCCTCGCCGTGTACTCAAGCGTTGCAGGACTTACCTGCGTCGCGATTAGCCTGCCACTTCCACCGTTGATAATGCGGAACGGGATAGGCGGAATGATTGGCCGCTCAACATAGCTACATGGTGGCCATTCACCTTCCGGGAATGTCGTGTTGACGATCTGCCGGGCTTTAAGACAGTCAGTCGGAACGGCGTAGGAAAATGGGAACATCGGCGTCGGGTTTATTGAAACCTCGGCCAGCTGTGCATAGGTGGTAGCAAACCCCCATGCAAAGTCACGCAAAACAAAATCCCGCGACGCCTCGTAGAAAAGACTGCACTGCTCAGCCTGGATACTGGCCTCAGTCAGATCATCAATGCGTTGACTGTTGCCGATCCGGGATAGGGCCATGTTGCAGATATCGACGACGCTGGGCATGGTATTCCTCGGAAATAAAAAAGGGCCCCGAAGGGCCCAAGGGTGCTGCTGATGGATCAGTTTCCGCTTGGCTCATCCTCGAGCACTCGCAGGTTCGAACCGAAGGTGCCGCCTTCGCCTGGGTCATACATCACTTGCTCACCGGGCTGACACAGGCGGTCGCCGATGTAGCTCATCTCCAGGACTTCACACAGCTTCGCGGTACTGGTCTTGGCTTCTTCAACTTTCCTAGCCATGGCTTGCTCCTCAGAAGTTGTAGCCTTTGACATAGGCGCGGAACGCCTGGATGTCTTTGGCCAGGAATGCGGAGAAGGAACCAGCAGTCAGCGGGCCGGTGCCTACGGTGTAACGCACGCCCACATAGCGGTTGTAACTCCCAGCTGGGAGCTTGATGGCCAGAAGCGTGGTACCACCAGCGAGGGTGGTAAGGGCCAGAGCGCCCGAGGCAAAGTGCACAGTCGGCGAGGTGGCCAAGTCAGCGGTCGATGAGGATTCGAGCGTGACAGTGACGGTAGCGGCACCAGCTGCAGTAGCGGCGGCGTCGGACTGCACGACCAGGTAGATATCCTCGCCCACACCAATATCACGGGTGACGTTGGTGTTGACCGAGTTGCCGCGCGGGTAAAGGTCATAAACGTTGGTGGAAATGGCGGTCGTAGTAACCGCCTGGTTGTCCGAGAACTCGGCTTGCTTGTCGATGTACATGATCGGCTCCTTAAACCACTCGGGCTTCGGTGTTGAGGATGGCATCAACACGGCGCACAGGTACCTCGCCGAACATCAGCGCTGGTTTTCCGGCAACGTTCTCGTAAGCCAGGGTGCCAGAGGCCACCTTGTTGACGGTCTGCCGGCGCAGGAACGAGCGAATGCGGCGAGATACATAGAACACCGGAGTGACGCCGGTCAGGCTTTGGATCAGTTCCAGCGCCTGAGTCATCAAGTCAATGATGTCGGCACCAGAAGCAGCGTTTTTGGTCAGGGACGCCACGTCGATGTTTGCGATGCGCACGATGTAGCGCCAGTCCTTGACTGCAATACCGGCCTTCCACTGGTACTGATCCATCAGGGCGCGGAATCGGTTCTGGTTCGCGTCGAACGCATCGCCTTCACCGAGGTCGTTGTGAACAAGGCCGGCCTGCGAGCCTTTCGGGTAGATACCGTGAACGGTGTTTTCACCCCAGCCGATCAGCCAGATCGAGGTGTTGGTGGAGCCAGTACCACCAGCGTCAATGACGTTGGCAGCGGTGTTGGCCGTAGCGGTGCTGACGGTATTGAACCGCGGCGCAATGCCAGTGAAGCCTTCTGGGGTGACGTCCTGGTTGCCGTAGAACGAGGTCTGCTGCTGCTTCTGGTTCATCGCCTCGATGAAGGCTTTGGATTCAGAAAGGCGGAACGCAGCAGTGTTGCCGTTCAGCAGAGCCAGGTCCTTGTCCACCTGACCACGACCTTCCAGGATGCCGCATGCCTCATCGACCTGGGCAGTAGTCGACTTGCTAGGCGGAACACCGCTGTTCAGCTTGCGGTAGATGACATCCGGCAAGCCAGTGCGGGTGGTGATGCGCGAACCAGTCGGCAGGTTACCCTCGTACCAGGGCATGTCGATCAGCATTTCGTTTTCTTGGGACAACAGTTCAGCAATCGGCATGATGCCGCCGCCGTCTGGGTTCAGTCGTTTCGCCACATCAAGCAGCGTCGGGACAGTGTTACCAATGGTGGCCATAGTCGGCTCTCCTTAAGCGGAATAGTTCGGGTACATACGGTTGGCAAGAGGCTTCTCTGCCGGAACTTCGGTGGTAGTGCGATGCAGCTGCCCTTCAGAGATTTCCTTACCAATCTTCAGGAACGCCTTGACCAACGCCGGGTGGTTGCCGACTCCGGTTTCCTCCAGAAGCGTCTTCAGCTCAGGAGAACCAAAGGCAGCCATAGCTTTTTTGGCCGTCTCGACGTTCGCGTCGAACTGCGCGCCGCCGAACTCCTTGTCCTGACGAAGATCATTTACCCAGCCTTCAATGCGCTGGTTGTGGGCCTGTACTGCGGCCTCCTGCGCTTTCTGCTGGGCTTCTGGTGAACTGGCAGCAGCCATGCGCTTTGCGTCGTACTCGACGAGCTTCTGCGCTTGCTCCTGACTCAATCCAAGGTCCTTGAACACGCCAGTGATCTCGCCCAGTGCCGACTCATCCACCTGGTACCCTTCGGGGTAGGTGAACTTGTACGACTCAGGCGCTACTGCTGGCTTGGCTGCTTCTTGCTGTTGGGCTTGCTGCTGGCCCTGCTCGGTTGCTGCTGGTTGCTGCTCCGTGGCTGGCGCCTGTGACGTCGCACTCTCGGTTCCGCTGGCTGGAGTGGTGGCGGTATCGACTGCTTCGGTCATTGGTTAACCTCGTTAGGTTGTTTGGTGTTCTCCTGCACCATCAGCAAGTACTGCTCAGGGCACAGAGTTCGAATCTCTTCAGAAAGGTTTCGGCCAACCTCATAGGCGCCGAGCAGGTAGCTCTGCCGGCCTCCATGTGTGTCGAAAAGGGTTGTGCGGCCTTCGTAGCGGGTTGTCCTCAAGAGCTCCCACACAACGCGCCGGCCCCGCAGGTCGCCCATTTGCCAGGCGATGTCATCGGCTCTGCGCCTTTGCTCCAGGCGTGCCTCATCCTCCCGCTGCTGCAGGATCAATTCGTTGTCTTCCATTTATGCCCCGATCATTCGGCCCAGAGCGTTGTCTGGGGTGATCTCAGTTTCGGAAAGGAGCTTGGCGCCCTGCACTGCCTGACCCATTTGCTGGGCCATCTGCTGCGCCTGAGCCTGTTGATTGCGCTGCTCGCGAATGGCATCAACCTCGTCATCACCGCGGACAACTGTCGGCACCACGCCGATAGCGTCGCCGTACTCATCAAGCAACTGATCCGAATTGACCTTGTCGGTGATTTCCGGGAACACACCGGCAAGGTTGCCAGCGAAGGATGCGAAGCGCTCAAGGCTGGTGACGGCCTGGGCCTTCTGAGCCTGTGCCAGGATCGATATGTAATCCGCCTCAACATCGACCCCCTGCATGTCTTCTGGAGGTTCTGGGAGCCATGGATCACCATCCACGATGCCTGCCCAGATGGGCAGCGACTGACGCTGCATGATGTTGAACAGGCGCTCAATGATGGGGTCCAGGCCTTCGAAGTCGACACGCTCGACTACCGGGCCAAGCATCGCCATCTTCTCTTCCTTCCGCGCAACGATCTCTGTCGCAGTTCGGACGTCATCCATGCTGCTGATCATCAGGAAAAGATCGGCGTAGAACGAGCGATCGATGCGCTGCTCGTGCTTAGCGATCTTCAAGTCAATCGCTTGCATCCAGCCGTAGTTTGGCTGGTAGATCGGCGCCATTTGGTTCTGGCCACCAACCTGATCAACGTAGGTGATGCTGCCAGGAATACTTGAGTGCGGCGTCCCTCTCAGACTCACAGGCGCTTGCAGAGCTGGATTAGATCCAGTCTCAGCCAACCGCGCAGAACTCCGCTCGTACAGCTGCAAAGCCTTGATATCGCCGAGGCAGCGCCGGCCAGGACTTGTTCCATAACAGTCACCTGGGAGAACGTCCCAGCGCATTACTACAACTGGAAACTCATTGAAGCCCTTGTGCTCCAGGGTCTTTTCAGGCGGCGATGCTTTCTCCCACACCAACGACACGAAAGGCATTCGCTTGTTGCTGCGACTACCCGGCTCATGATCAGTGTTTGGCTGAACCATCTGCACGCAGTCAAACCATGTGTCCTGGCGTGATTCGCGCAGGGCAGCGAGGGCCATAACACTCAGGCTCTCTTCGCCAAAACGCTCAGCCATCTGCGCCGCAGTCAGCTTGAACTCCCGATAGAAGGCATTCACCTTCCCGTCTGCACCATTGGCCACGTAATACTCGCCAGCGGTGAAGGCCTCGCAGCGAATGACATTCTCTGAATCCTCATCGATCCAGATAGCACCAACGCCAAATACTGCCATTTCGAGGTAGGCGACATGCATAGCGTTGTAGAAGTTTGACCGCAGCAGCGTATCGCGCATCCGCTGGGTCACTTCAAACAACCAGTCCTTGACCGGGCCAAACTCCATCGCCTCTTTCTGGCGAACCTCAATGTTGAACCAAGGGCGAGATCGCGACGTGAGCCCGCTCATCATGCCGGCAGCTAGGGTTCCAGCAGCCTCTGTTGCGGTGTTGTTGATGATCTTGTTGTTGCGCCGATCACCCTTATTTGTCTGCTGATCGCACAAGATCCTGGAGCGCATCGGCAGGATGAAGTCAGAGAGCTCGCGCCAGTTCTGCTCCCACGATGTGCGCTCGCTCTTGAGCATCGCGAGGCGCTTTTCAGCGCGCTGGCGCAGGGTCTCTTGCATAATCAGCTCCCCAGAAGGGTCTTGGTAGCGGTTGGCCCGGTGTTGACGCTCCCGCCCAGGATGGTGCTCGACAATCCAGCAGCCGCTGCCCTACGTCGCTTCTCGCTATCGCGGGCCGCCTGGACGTCCGTGGAGATAGATTTTTCCTCGTTGGTCAGCGCCGATGTGACAGTGTCAGATGTGGCCTCAGCCGTCTGATTCAGAATGCCGTTCTTGTCACCCATGAGGTTCGGCAACCCGAACTTGTCCAGGATCACGTCACCGCCGCGCAGTGGGTCAATTTTCTTGATGGTGTTTACAATGCCGCCGAGTCCGCCACCGCCGCACATATGCGCGCTCCTCAGTTGAATGGGTCGTAGGTTGATTGGTATCCGCCGCCTTCACTTGGGCGGCACTGGAATCTCTGCCGGGCGAAACGCCGCATCATGTAGGCGTAACGAGTGGCTGATAGGATGTCGTCGTTGAGCTTGACGATCTTCCCGTTCTCGTCGCGGTGGTAGCTCATCTTCTCGTCGAAGAAGTCAGTCAGGTGCGAGAAGACCTTGAATCGACCGGTCGTCATGCGTTCGTACATCTCGACGAGACCGATCTCTACGCCAACACCGCCGTCAGCCCAGGTTGCATGGGTCGGCAACATCTGCCAGCCCGCATCTACATAGGCCTTCTTCTGCTGCTCGCCTGACGACTTCTCAGACTGCAGGCCGTCAGATGGCCAGGCGGTCGGCACATGATTGGCCCAGGCCTTTACGGTGCCCCACACAGTGGATGGCGTGACCTTCGACTTCTTCCAGGCCTGGGCGACATAGATCGTGTCCGACTCCGTGTCGATCCAGAGCTGCACATGGGCCTGTGGGTGATCCCAGCCGAAGTCCATGCCATTGATGACCCAATAGTGGTCGGGGCACGGGAACGGCTGGCACTTGATATCGTCGTCGCCGAAATCGAATATCAGGCCTGTGCCAAGCAATGGGAGCCCCTTGGATCGCATATCGCGCTGCCACTCGGGATACATGCCCAACAACTTGCGCTGAGTGTCAGCGGTCAAGTGCGGTGCATCTGCCCAGGTGGCGCGCTGGATGTATTGGCCCTCGGCTGGGCAGTCCATGAACTGAATAACCAGTTCGGTGCGGCCATTCTCCGGGGTGAACGTCAGGATTCCTCGACCGCCTCGGCCGCCATCACCAGTCGCGGTGCGGGTCAACACTTGCGGGTATATCGCTTTGTCTCGTGGCTCTTCGTCGATGTGGTACCAATCGACGCTATCGCCCATGATTGCGTGCTGGCCCTGGCTGTAGGACCAGAACTGCACTGTTGCCTGACTGCCGGACTTGTGCCGGACGGTGATCTGGCGCATTGCCCCGGATGTGCCGGTGGCTGACAGATGCGCAATGATTCGATCAGCAGGGATCAACCCGCCAGTCCATTTGCCGCCCTCAAGAGTGCCAAACAGCGGCGTCTGCAGCAGGTCGCGGGTTTTCTCCATTGAGAACCCAAGAAGCCAGCACATCGGCGCGTGGTCAAACTTGTGGCCTTCCCAATCGTCTGGGTAATCACCTAGCAGATGTATGGCGTCGATCGTTAACCCGGTGCGCGTCTTGCCCACCCGGTTTGCCGCCATGAGCATGCATGAGGTGTGATCAGCCGTAGCCTTTACGAACTTGCGCTGCCACTCGTAAAGCGTCTCAAACTGAAGCAGGTGCCGCCTCTGTGCATCCCGGCGCGCTTTCTCCTCAAGCAACGCCAATAGCTCAAGCTTGTCAGCCCTGGCCTGCGAGCTTGGCGATTCTGCGATCAAGTTCTTCTTCCGTCAGTTGACTGCGGTCATCGCCTGGGTTTTCGGCGCCAACGTCGTAGGCCTGACGCTCCAGGGTGATCAGGTTCTTCAGCGTCTCGCCCAACTCCTTGAGCGTCTTGGTGCGGGATGGCAGCGCGATGACCTTGTGGTAGGCATCACTAAGTCTGGTGTCTTCTGGGTTATGAAGGATCTCTCCCAGCTCTTCGAACAACTCCCGGTTGTCGGTGACGCCTTCCAACTCATCTAGCAGCTTATTGGCGAGCCGGCGGTACCGACCGATGTCAGTACGGTGACCAATGCGGATGTTCGCAATGACCTGGGCATTTGCCTCAACAATCCCGCGCTCGGTTACCGCCTGTTCTTTGGTAACCACACTGGTAACCGTGTCTCTGGTAACCAGCGAATCAGCCTTGGCCTTGATCTTCGCGGCAAGGTCTCGAACCCAGCCGTCACGCTTTGCACGCTTCTGGATGGCAACGTGTGAAACACCACAGCTTGCAGCAATCTCGCGGATAGACAGCAGGCCAGCCCGGTAGAGCTGCTCAATGCGCTCCCAGTCAGGTACGACCTTCTCGGTCATGGGTTACTCGCCACTCGCAACAGGCGCAGCAGTGCTAGAGCCATCTTGAATTGGGTCAGGGCTGACTGGCTTTTCAACAACCACCGCCGCTACCTGACGCATCCACTCAAACCGAGGAAAGATCGCGACGACAGCCGAGCCTTCGAGATACAGGGTCAGGCCCATAGAATCGTTGGTGTGGTTCAGTGCACTGATCAGGTGAACCTTCCCATCAGGGGTTTTGATTTCGTACTGAGTCATCGTGCTTCTCCCTGGCAGGCTGTGCGGACATAGTCCTGCAAAGCACTCAATTGGTGGATGGCTTCGTCACCGTCGTTGGCGATTCGGACAATTCGTTCAGCAGCCGCGGGGTTAAGTTCGGCTCGCGCTTCTGCATCACCCAGGCTGGTGCCGGCGGTGGTGGATCGCACAGCGGGACACTTGGCGAGGACTGACAGCCGCTTACTGCCAGCAGCGACATCAGCACGAAGCTGACTGTTGGTAGCTTGAGCATCAGAGAGTGCCTTTGTGTGCTGTGTGTCGAGGTCTGCTAGTAAGCGTTGCGTGTTGCGGCGCGAATCAGCGGCCTTGTTGAGTGATTCAATCTCGCCGGCCTGCTGCTCTAGTTGCAGGTCTTTATTGCGGATCTTCTGCCAGCCGCCCCACATGATGAGCAGGCAAGCTATTACTGCTGCTATCAGATATCGGTTCATGCCAGGGCCCGGCGTACGCCTTCACTGATAACTGCGTCGCTATAAGGATTGCCACCATTCTCATGAGCGATGATCGCTACAACAAAACCCTTCAAGACTTCAGGGGCAGTGAGGCGAATCTTTTCTCCTGGAGCAGATCCGATACGTCTTTCGACTGACTTCACATAAGCGGCAGTGTCGTTCTCGTTCGACGGAGCCCATCGGCTTATGATCTGTGACACGGTGTTCAGGCCATACACGCGCTGATAGGTCTGCAGCAGCTTCCCCAGCGCCCGAATACCATTCTCTGGAGTGTCGAAACGGGCAAAGCGTGGCTTGGCAACACCTTCTTCCAGGCCCAATTGGCCATTCCACTTGTTTGAAGGGCTGTAGTCGATGTTCCCAGGGTTGTTGTTTCGGACGCCGCGCGGAGTGCTCATCAGTCAGAACCTTTGCCAGGGAACTTGAAAGCAGCGAATCGATCAGCAAGATCAGCAATCTTCTTCACGCCGATAAACCCAATTCCACCGCCAAGGCCGGCGGCCAGGTTCTGAGGCAGCCCGAAATATTCGAGCAAGGGGAAAGCCCCAGCAGTCAACAGAGTGCACAACGAAGCTTCAAGAACTGCCTGTCGCCTTGTTCCACCGCCGTAGATAATCCGAAGTGCGGCCATTACGAATGAAAGACAGCCCGCATAGATGAGTGGCGCATGCTGACTAAGCATCGCAAGCAGCACTGCCCAGGTGTCGGGTTTGTCGGGCATATTGGACATACTCAAAATCCCCTCGCCGGGGCAGAAATGAAAAAGCCCTGGCGAAATACCAAGGCTTGGAATTGAAACAAAAAAGCCCGACTCAATGGCCGGGCTTGTTTGAAGCGGTAAAACCGCAATGTGGGGGTAATTTGCCACTTCGAAGTTAACACGTCAAGAAGATTGACCTATTATCTGGGTGAGAATGGATATACCAATTAGCAAGACCGCAATAACCCCCGCGCCCCACAGACCCAGCAGTTCACGGTCTGTCATGGCTTGCGGTACCCGTCGATCAGCGCCGAAATAGGCTCGATCCCATCAGTGACATAAACACAACCTTTGAAACCTTTATCCCCTGACATCGTAATTCGACGATATTCCACAGCATCAACGGTTGTTTGGGCATAATCCGCGTTACCGCCTATGTGCACAGCCGTATCCGACATTACACACACTCGAATACTCGGAACTCCTTCCATAACCGAAATGCGGGCGCCATCTTTCGGACCACCAATCAGTAAAACTTCTTCGTAATTCATGCCGCCTCCCTCATCTCAAGACATCCATCAATGTACGCGTGACCGGCAATGATCAGCTCGCGGACCTTGAGCCGGGCCAGGCCAACTTCCTTGCCCACATCCGCCATCGTCATGTCGAAACCACGATAATACACGGTAATGCAGGCGGCCATTGCCGGCCAGCGTCGGGCCATGATTGCGACCATGCGATCAATCATCATGGCCTCTTCATCGGTGATGCATGCGGCCGGCAGGCTATCCATCTGCTCTACGTTGTCGCGCATCAGGATGTATGAAGGGGATGTGCAGCGCGGAACGCCTACCTGTTGACGGCTCCAGCGGCCCCACTGGGTCAGAAGCTCTTCTGCATCTCTCATGCTGCCACCTCTTTCAACATATCGGGGCTTACGGTGTGACGGGCAACTTCGCCGAACTCGGAGTGCATGACGATGCACTTCATGTTTTGCTGGGCGCGGTAGCCACCAAAAGCGGCGTAGGCGTCTTTGGCAGTCAGGGTGTTGAACGATTCCACGGTGACGCCGGCGTATTCCTTGACGCTCTGGTGGTGGACGTGGCCCAGATACCAGTAGCGGAACTTGGTGCGCCCCCAGGCTTCGGCCTGGTCAGCGGCCATGACGCCGGGGAGACGTTCTGATTTGCAGGTGTGGCCGTGATGGGTGCCGATCAACACCTTTCCATGCTCGATGTAGTGGAATGCTGACGGTGCGCGGTCGATGATTACCCGCGGCTCATTCTCGTAGGTGTGCCGAAGCGCAACAGACATCCACAGGGCTCCGGTGTCGTCGTGGTTGCCCACTACGTTGATCACTCGGACTGTGGCGTGCTTCTCCAGGGCCGAGGCGATGCACTGGCGCATGACCTTCATGCCGACGCTGATCATCTTCGCGTACCGGCCGTCCAGGTCCATGATGTGGCCACTACGCGACGTCATGCCCTCCATGTTGTCGGCGTGGAACCAGTCGCCGAGGTTGATGATCACGGCCTGCTCTGCCGGTGGCGCAAGCTCCACTAGGGCGGCCATGGCGCCGCACTGGACGCGTACAGCCTCGGTCATGTCCCAGCTATCGCCCTGGGTTTCTTCTCCCCAAGCCCGCATACCGATGTGGGCATCACCGATTGGGTAAACCGCCATCAACTGAGAGAGGGTCGTAATAGGCCCTCTAACAGGGTCAATTTGCGGGAGGTCCTCAGACAGCGCCTGGCAGGCGGCAATCATCAGCTCGCGCTGACGCTCATGGTCGATGCTCGTCTTCACCCACTGAAGCACCGGGGCCTTCTGACCCTCCTTGTAAAGGCTGGAGGTGCCCTTGAGGTGAAATCCGTCTGGCACGGTGTGGCTCATGTCGTGCTCTGGGCTCCAGCCCTTTCTAGCCAGCGCGGCCTTGCGCCCCCACAACGTCCGCTCATTCATGCCGAAGTGAGCCGCTGCCTGGGCAACGGTCATCGTCTTGAGCGCTTCGATGATCTGCTCGTCTGTTGCTTTGGCTGCGCTCATTGGGCATCTCCAGCAAGTGCTTCGGCTTTCAGAGCGGCATAGGCCACACAGTCTTCGGCCGAATCAGCGTGGTAGGCCGGGTTCTGCCACTGGCGCACGTCCTTCAGGATCTGGAGTAGTAACCACCCTTCCGCCTCGCTCAAGCTCTGGCCCGTGATTGTGTTGAAGGCCGAAACGGCGGCCCCCATGCTCCGCTCACCCTCGGGTTTGTCGTATTGCTGCCCGCGCTCCAGCATCAGCGCCTGGGCCTTACCAAGAAATTCGTGTGCCTTCATGCTGCAGCCCTCTTTAGTTCTTTGGTCTTTGCCCGGTATTCGGCGGCCAACGCCTTGAGTTGCTCGACGGTGTACTTCTTCGGTAGATGCGGCCCTTCAAGCCATTCCACAGCATCGGCCCCAATCCGGCGCACAAGCTCCTGGCGATAGTTCAGAAGGTCGCCGGACTTGTGCGTATTGCATGGGGCACATTGGCGCCAGATATTGAGTGGCTCGAATCTGAGCTCCGGG